ATCTGACGACGCAGGCAGACGCGCCACCAGCTGGTGTGTTCAAGGATAAGCTCGATTACGCTCGGAACGTCCGCGACGGGGTTATTCAGGATCGCAAGTTCTTGCCGGTGCTCTATGAGTTCCCTCAGTCGATGATCGATCAGGCTTCATATTTGGAGCCGGACAACTTCTATGTGACCAACCCGAACATGGGGCGGTCGGTGTCTCGCGAGTGGCTAGAGCGCGAGATGCAAAAGGAACTGAGCAAGGACGCCAGCACGCGCGCCACGTTCCTCGCGAAGCATTTGAACGTCGAAATCGGGATGAACCTCCGGGCCAATCGTTGGCCTGGGGCGGACTTCTGGCCAAAGCGGGTTGAAGCCGGCTTGACGCTCGGATCACTTCTTGAGGTCTCAGAAGTCTGTGTCGTCGGGATCGACGGCGGCGGCCTAGATGACCTTTATGGAATGTCAGTCGTCGGGCGTCACAAAGTCTCTCGCGATTGGCTCGTGTGGTCGCACGCCTGGTGCCACGACGGAGTTTTGGAGCGCCGCAAGTCGATAGCGTCGAGACTTCGCGACTTTGAACGTGCCGGCGAGTTGACGATCGTATCCGACGAGCTGCGCGACATTTCACAGATTATCGAGATTATCACCGACATAAAAGAGCGGGGGCTCTTGGCGTCGGTGTCCATGGATCCGGCCGGCCTTGGCGAAATGATTGAGGCTCTGTCGGAAATCGGCGTGACGCAGGAGGCTGGCAATCTGATCGGCGCCCCGCAAGGTTACGCCATGATGAACGCGATCAAGACCGCAGAACGAAAATTGGCAAACGGCACGATGCGCCATGATGGATCTGCTCTGATGGCCTGGTGCGTTGGAAACCTCAAGATCGAGCCGACAGCAACGGCGATCCGAGCGACGAAGCAGAATGCAGGTGACGCGAAGATCGATCCAGTCATGGCGCTGTTCGACGCCATTACAGTGATGGCTCGGAACCCGCAGGGAACGCCAGTCGCGGACCCGTTCGCAATGATCGCCTAAATCTAGGAGCTACATTCGATGATCATTCACAAGACCGTCGCCAGCGGTGGCGAGGGGATGGAATTTGTATTGTCTGACGCCACCGTTGACCGCTACGGCGACATCGTTGATCCGTCTGGCTGGCAGCTTGCGAACTTCAAGAAAAACCCTATCGCACTTTTCGGGCATAGCGGCGGTTTTCCAATTGGCAAGTGGGCCGACGTTCGGGTCGATGGCGGCCGGCTCGTCGGACGATTGGTTCTCGCAGCCAGGGGAACCAGTGCGCGCCTCGACGAGATCATCAGCCTCGTTGAGCAAGGCATTCTCCGCGCGGTATCTGTTGGTTTCCGCCCTCTCAAGTCTGAGCCTATCGACGCTGCCAAGCCGTGGGGCGCACAGCGCTACACCAAGTCGGAATTGCTTGAAACGTCTCTCGTTTCCGTTCCCGCCAATCCAGCGGCCATAGCGCTCGCAAAGTCGCTCAACCTATCTCAAGAAATCATGGACCTAGCCTTCGGCAATAACGCCGAAGCAAGGCGACGGGACATGACGACCGGCGGAAATCCCGCCGCAAATGCCCCGAAGCCTAACACCACAGGAAAGGTGAAAACCATGTCGTCTCTCGCTAAGCGCATCGAGAATGCGTCGAACGAAATCACTGCCAAGAAAGATCGTCTTGTCGAACTCACGAACACCGATGAGATCGACAGCGAGGCCGTCAACGAACTCACGAAGCAGATCGACGACGGCGAGCAGTTGGTTGCCACGTTGAAGGCGGCCGAGAACAAGATCGGCATCAACGCATTGCCGGCAGGTCAAGGTGCCCCAGCGATCAACCGTCGCCCGCTCGGCTTCCCCCAGAAAGACGTGCAGCCGTTGGACCTCTTGGTCCGCGCGCTGACTGTCCAGGGTATTGCCGCGTTTGGATCGGGGAGCAAGTCGATCGATAAGGTTCTGGATGAGCGTTATCCCGGTCATGAAGCCACCGCGATCGTTGCCAAAGCCGACCAGACCATTGGCACAACCGGCGTGTCGGGCTGGGCATCGGAACTGGTGCAGACCGTCAATCAGGGTTTCTTGCAGGCTCTCGTTGGAAAGTCGGTTTACCCAGATCTCCGAAGCCGTGGCGTTGGCCTCACATTCGACGGTGTTGGCACGATCAAACTTCCCCGTCGCACCGCCGGCGGCGCTGGTGGCGGGTTCGTCGCGGAAGGATCTCCAATCCGCGTTGGCCGTATCACGACCGCTGCTGCGGAACTAACGCCTAAGAAAATGGGCGTCATCATCCCGTTCTCGCGTGAACTGGCCAAGCGCTCAACCCCGGCGATCGAATCAATCGTTCGTCAAGGCATCATCGATGACACCGCAGCCGTTCTCGACGCAGCTTTGCTTGATGCCACCGCATCCAGCGCCGCACGTCCCGCCGGCCTCATCAACGGCGTTTCGGCAACTGCCACGGGTTACGGCGGCGGCGATCATCTCGCTGTCAAAGAAGACTTTAAGGCACTGCTTGCGCCGTTTATCGCGGCGAACGCAGCCGACAACATCACTGTGATCATGAACCCGGCGCAAGCCCTCTCGATCGCGATGATGGACGGCCCGCAGAACAACGCGGGTTGGTTCGCCGGTATCTCCAGCCGCGTGAACATCGTTGAATCGACTTACGCCACCAATGGCCGCCTGATCGCTATTCGCAACTCCGACTTCTACACCGCCACGGGCGATGCGCCGGAGTTCGATATCAACGAGACCGCGACCGTCCACATGGAAGACACGACTCCGCTGGAAATCGTTTCCGGCACCGGCCCGACGACTGCCGATCCGGTTCGCTCGTTCTACCAGACCGCAACCATCGGCGTTCGTATGCTCATGGATGTTTCGTGGGTCATGGGCCGCCCGAATATGGTTTCGTGGATCAACGGCACAACCTACTAAGCGAGAAATCATTGCGGGGCCGCGATTGGCCCCGCTTTTCTGCATTGAGCTGGCCAACCAGCAGGAGGTTTTTAAAATGGCAATTCGACGGTTTGTCGTGCCGGCCACGACCGATGGTAGCGGCGCGGCCGAAGTCTATAGCGCGAAGATTTCGGGAAAGGTCGTGTCGCTCCGCTACGTCAAGACGGATTTCGCAGATGGCGTCGATTTTGTCATCACAGCCGAGACCGCTGGGCGGACCATTTGGGCCGAGGATAACGTCAACGCATCTGCGACGCGCCACCCGCGCACCGGAACGCATTCGACGGCCGGCGTTGCGTCTCTGTACGTCGCAGCCGGTCAGGCGGTTAACGACAAGATTGCCCTCGCTGATGATCGCGTCAAGATCGTGATCGCCAGCGGCGGCGACACAAAGACTGGCGCATTTCACATCACCGTTGACGCTTAAGGAGAACGTATTATGGCAATTCGGAAATTTAGCGTCGATGTTGCGACTGTGACTGCAACGGGCGAGGGATACACGCCTTACCTCTCTGGCTACATCGAGAGCATCCAGTACGTCAAAACCGACTATGCGGACGGAGTTGATTTCACGATCACCGCTGAAGCAACCGGCGAGAACATCTGGACTGAGGCCGATGTGAACGCGGCCGTGATCAAGCACCCCAGAGCCGCAACGTGCTCGACGGCTGGCGTTGCCTCGCTTTATGCAGGAGGCGGAACGGCGGTCAACGATCGCATCGCTCTGAGCCGGGATCGCGTGAAGATCGCCATCGCTCAAGGCGGCAACGCCAAGACAGGAACGTTTGTTGTCACCGTAGACGACGGGCGGTAAATCATGGCCACGGAAACTTGGTACGTCATGGTCGATGGTTCGGTGGCTGATCCCCGCGAGATCTCCCCCGACAAAGACGGCATTCTGCGCCATAAGGACGGCCGAGCGGTGGCTTATGCCCCGCACGGTCCGCGCTCGCGCAGCGTTGACGTTGACGCTCCGGCCGCCGGCAAGCGCCGCAAGCCGGAAAAGGAAGCAGAGACGCCGGAGACGGCCGACATGCAGCCCGAAACCCCTAAGCGCGGGTATAAGACCCGCGAGAGCAAGGCAGAGTAGTGGCCAGCTTGCTTTCACGCATTCTTCCCTCGTGGGCCGCAAAAGCCTCCGAGGGGGAAGTCCGCCCCGGACCTTACCAGCTTTCAGACGGATGGCTTTCTTCGAAGGCTGGAAAATACATCAACTGGTTTCAGATGGGGTATTCGGTCCAGCCCTACGGTGAAGCCGGCGCAATGGTCGAGGCGTGCATCTCAGCCTATGCACAGACGATTGCGATGTGCCCCGGCGACCATTGGGAGTCAACGCCAGATGGTGGCCGCAAACGTGTTACAACGTCGGCTCTGAGCCGCGTCATACGCAAGCCGAACGACTATCAGTCGATCTCCGATTTCATGCTCAATCTAGCGCGGTCGATGTATGAGCGCGGTGAGAGCTATGCCTACGCCGCCCGCAACGATCGCAATGAGATTACAGAACTGCATTTGATGAAGTTTGGCCAGCCGATGGTCGGAACGGACGGCTCGATATACTATCATCTTTCGGGCAATGAGATCGCTGAGCGCCGCTTTGCATTGTTGCTCTCGCTGCCGATCCCAGCCCGTGACGTTCTTCATGTCCGCCTTCATACGCCGCAACACCCGCTCAAAGGTGTCAGCCCGATCCTGGCCTCTGCGCTAGAACGCGCCATGGCCGGCGCGGCACTCAATCAGCAGGTTGCATTCTACATCAACCAAGCGCGTCCGTCGTTTATGCTGGAGACGGATCAGCAGCTTACGAAAGAACAAACCGAGCAGCTTCGCATTCGCTGGGATGAGCAGACGCAAGGCGAGAACGCAGGCGGGACGCCGATCCTCGCATGGGGCCTAAAGGCTAAGCCGGTTTCCATGTCGGCGGCCGATGCGCGCCTTGCTGATATGCTCAAGATCGCAAATGAGAGTATTGCACTGGCGTTTCGGATGCCACTGGCTGTTCTTGGCATCGGCGCGACGCCGTTTGCCTCCACTGAAGCGCTGATGTCGTCATGGAAAGCATCGGGGCTTGGCTTCGCGCTCAATCATATCGAAGAGGCATTCGGCCTCTTGTTCCGGCTCAAAGGTCAGCCCGACGAATATCTAGAGTTTGATACCGAAGCCCTGATGCGTAGTAATTTCAAGGATCGCATCGATGGCTTGGCGAAAGGCGTCATCAGCGGCATCTATGCCCCGGATGAAGCCCGCAACAAGGAAGGCTTGCCGACGGTCCCTGGCGGCCACGGAACAGAGCCGCGTGTTCAGCAGCAAGTCGTGCCGCTGAGCTATGGCAGCGAAATGAAGCCACCAACGCCGCAGGTCGCCGCGCCGAACAATCCAGACGAGGGAAGCGATGACGACGATGCAGACGATCGAACAGCAAAAGACTTCTCGCGCACGATCGAGTTCGCCGTCGCCGCGCGAGACACTGAACAGGTACATTGACGGCGCGACCGATGTTCTGTCGCGGACGATTGTTGCCTTTCAACGTGAAGGCGATCGTGAGCGGCAGTTTCGAGACGCACAGTTCGCTGTTCGAATGGCCGAACTCGGTTCAAAAATCCAGTCAGTCGAGGAATTAGAGCGGAGGCTTGCCGAACGCCTAACGACGATCAAGGACGGTCGTGATGGCACCGATGGCAGATCCGTTGACATCGATGACGTGCGTCCGGTTGTCAAAGAATACGTCGAAAGCGTTCTCGCTGGATGGGATCGTCCAAAAGACGGGCAGAGCGTTACCGTTGACGATGTTGAGCCTGTTCTTCGAGATATGGTCGAGGCCGCCGTAGCTCGCATTCCGGCACCGAAAGACGGCAAGGACGGCACAAGCGTTGATCCTGAATTTGTCCGCCAATGGATCGCTGACGCGGTGGCGCTCATCCCGCCTGCACCAGCCGGTAAGGACGCCGACCCAGATATGGTTGCTGCTCTTGTCGGTGAAAAGGTCCGCGAGGCGGTTGACGCACTGCCGCCCCCTGAAAAGGGAGAAAAGGGCGACAAGGGCGACGCCGGGCCAGCCGGTAGCCTTCCGATGGTCGATGAGTGGCAGGATCGCGTCTATTATCAAGGTGAGGTTTGCTCACTCGACGGCGCGGTTTACCAAGCCAGCAAAGACACCGGCAAAGAGCCTGGACATTCCGATTGGCGCTGCATTGTTCAGCGCGGTGTTGACGGCGCAGACGGCAAGGAAGGCAAGCAAGGGCTTCAGGGTAAGCAAGGCCGAGCTGGTCCGCGTGGTGAGCGCGGCGCTGGTGCTGTCAGGTCTTGGCTCTCCGAAGACGGTCAGCATTTTATCACCAAGTTTAGCGACGGCTCGGAAGTCGTTTGCGATATGTATCCCGTATTCTCAAAGGTGGTTTGATGGAACCTGCGTTTCGCACCGTCGCGCCAACGGATACGCCGGTCAGCCTTACGGAAGTCAAAGCCCATTGCCGCGTCACTGACAACGACGACGACGCCGTTTTTACGGCGTTGCTCGCCACAGCGACGGACTATCTCGACGGGCCATATGGTCTAATCGGCAAGTGCATGGTGACGCAGACGTGGTGCCAAAGGCTTGAGGAATTTGACGACTGCATACGACTGACGGTTGGCCCCGTCGCATCCGTTACCAGCATAACCTATTACGACGCGGACAATGCGCAGCAGACGCTTGCAACCAGCGTTTATGAACTGAACCGCGATACGCTCGGCTCTTACATCACACTGAAACCAGATCAGACTTGGCCGACAATCTATAACCGTAACGATGCCGTGGCCATCACTTTTGTCGCAGGCGTTGCCGCAGCGGACGTGCCTGACACCCTCAAGACCGCCGTTCTGATGTTGGTCTCCCATTGGGATGAAAACCGCGACGGCGGCAGCGAAATACCCAATAGCGTTCGCCACCTTGTCGGCATTCGACGCGAAATGTTCGTTTAATCACAACCTTAGAAAAAGGACACCGCAATGACCGACATCGCAATCACCGCCGCAAACGTCGTCAAGGGATCTGACGCCATGATCGAACATGGCACCGCCGGCGCAACCATTACAGCAGGTCAGGCCGTCTACCTTGATACGGCAACGGGCACTTATTTGCTCTCCGACAACAACGCCACGGGCAAGAAAACGGTGCTCGGCATCGCGCTGCACGGTGCGTCTGCCAGCCAGCCTTTGACCATCCAGAAGCGAGGGGACATTACCATCGGCGGCACGCTCACGGCCGGGTCTGGATATTACCTATCCTCAACGGCTGGCGGCATTGCGCCTGTAGCTGACATTACATCGGGCATGGATGTTGTGTTTCTCGGCCTTGCCAAGAGTGCCAGCGTTCTCGCGCTCGATATTCGCGTGCCGGCCGTTACGCTTTAATGCCTTTCAAGGCCGGGAAGCTGACATATCGGCTTCAATTTTCGGTAAGGACGGCACCCGTCGACGATGGTTACGGCAACGTCGTCTCGGGCGACTGGACACCTCAATTCGAGGCGCGTTGCCATATCATGTTCTTGAAGGGCTCGGAGAGCGTGCTTGCGTCCCGACTTGAAGCGAAATCGCCGGTCATCATCGGTCTTCGAAATAGCGCAAACGCGCGCCGCGTCACGCCCGAATGGCGCGCGACTGATTTGAATACGGGTATTGTTTACGAGATCAAGGAACAGCCCCGCCCGTCCGACGATCGATCGCATTTTGAAATGCTCGCCATGTCGGGAGTTGCGGCCTAGTGGTCAAGGGTCTGACCGAGTTCAAGCGCAAGCTTGCGCGCATCCCCAAGGCTGCCAAAGAGCACGCCGCGTTGTCGGTCGTCAAAAGCGGCAACGAATTGGCCGCTCTGCAAAAGCGGCTCGCGCCGGTCGATGATAGCGACTTGAAAAATAGCGTCACAGTCACGCCGCCGGGCGGCACAACGCCACCTTATAGCCAGCCGGGCGGATCGAGACAGGCGCACGAGTTGCAGGCGATCGTCACGGCCGGGAATACTAAAGTCCGATACGCGCACCTCGTCGAGTTCGGAACAGCGCCGCACATAAACGGCGGCTGGGCCGCCGGAACGCAGCATCCCGGCACCGCGCCGCAACCGTTCTTTTGGCCGGCCTACCGAGCTTTGCGCCGACGCCTCAAAAGCCGCACTTCGCGGGACATTAGAAACGGGATCAAGAAAGCGGCGCAGACATGAGCAGCGCGGCAGAATTTCAGAAGCTCATATTCGATACGCTCAAAGCTAACGCTGCCGTCATGGCGCTGGCTAACGGCGTTTATGACAATATCCCGGCCAGCCCGTTCGGATCAAAAACGGCATATATCTCATTCGGCCCGGTCGATACGAACGAGGACGACGCCGAAGAAATCGTCGGCATCGAAGCGACGTTGCAAATCGACATTTGGTCGCGCGCCGTCGGTTCCGTTGAGTGCAAGCGGCTTACTGATCTGGTGAAAAAAACCCTGCATAGAAAATCGCTCGCACTGACCGACAACGCTCTCGTCGATGTTTGGGTGCCGATCTATCGCGTTATGCGCGATCCAGACGGAGTGACAACGCACGGCGTCGTTCATGTGTCCGCGATGATCGAGGAACCCGCCTAGTGGTTTGGGTCAAGTTCGTTCGCGAGTTCGAATTTGATTTCCGACCCATCAAGGCGTGTTGCCAAATCTATCAGGCGTCAGAAACGCCGCAGAATTTACCCGAAAGAGTAGTTGAGGCGGCCGTCAAGGCGGGCGCTGGCGTTCGTGTCGATATGTCCGTCGAGGACAGGATCGCGTTGCAGCGCGCCAAGGGGCGCAAGCAAAAAGGTTGAAGAAACGCAACTATTTGGCTATTATTAGCGAAGCCGAGAGGTGCTGGTAACACCGCCTCGGCCTCTAACCAAGGGAACCTGATTGAGAGGTCCAGATGGCTGATGCCAGCCTAACATGCGTTGCCAACCAAAAGAAGATTTTGATCTCGTGCAAAGAGTGCGGATCGGAGACTGAGCGCAACTCCAATTATCAAAGATACTGTCGGCCTTGTGCGAGGATCGTAAATCTTCGCAACTGCTCTGCTTCGAGTATGCGTAGGCATAAAGAACGGAAGGTAGAGAAACGGTTTAAGTGTAGGCACTACGGGACCGGCTTTAAGGGGCGGCGGGGGAAGAATTTCTACTGCTCGCCGGGATGCTGGAGAAGTTTTGGCATTCAGGGCCGAATATCGAGCGCGATGCGAACCGGCATAAATAGGGGAATGCTCAAAGGTCAGAAGTCGAGCAAGAAAACTTTTGACATACTTGGGTTCACCCTTGCGGAGTTTCTTGAACACATCGAGCGCCAGTTCCTGCCAGGTATGTCGTGGGCAAACTACCGGAACGGCGAGGCCGGTTGGCATATTGACCATCGCGTTCCGCTTACAGCATTCAAGTACAAGACGTTTAGTTGTCCCGAGTTCAAAGCGGCTTGGGCGCTAACGAATTTACAGCCGCTTTGGGATCGAGATAACCGAAGAAAGAACGACAGACGAACTTTTCTTCTCTGACCACAATGTCAAATTCTGCACTGGAGGCCGCCATTGAGCGGCCTTTTCTTTTGGAAAGGTAGATAAAATGGCCCGCGCCGTCACACAACGCTATGAAGAAATGGTTCTGGAAGTTGAGTTCACGCCTCTATCTGGCACTTACGCCAGCATTTGCGGCCTGATCGACGTGACGATCAACCGGACCTCTAATGTCGATACGGCAGAAGTGCCGGACTGCGACGACGAAAGCCTGCCGCTCGCCGTTGAGCGTCAAGTGCGGTCGCAGGAAGTCATGGTTTCGGGATCGGGCGTTTGGGCGCTGGGCAGCCACGAGAAAATGATGGACTGGTTTTATGCCGGCTCGACGCTCAACTGCCGCGTGCGCAACGTCAAAGCCAACGATGCAGGCGTGACCGGCGACACGATCTCGGAAACGGGTCCGGCGCTATTGGTCAGCCTCAACAACGCGCGCACCAAAGGGCAGAAGGTCACGGCAGAAATCGAAATTCAGTTCGACGGCGTCCCGACCCGCGTAGCTAAGTAAACATGCGGGGCATTGATCTGACGTGGGCCGGGGGCGAGCACACGTTTAATCTCGACATTGAGCTGTTGCGCGCGTTGCAACAGCGGTGTGACGCAGGCCCGGCTTGGGTTCTGCATCGCCTCCAAAACAGCATGTGGCACGTCGATGACGTGCTTGCCACGATCAGCTTAGGACTAGAAGGCGGCGGGCTGTCGAAAGACGACGCCCGCCGTCTCACAAAACTGCACGTCGAGCCGCCATGCCTCGCGCGATGCGTGCTGATCGCTCAACTCGTTTTGATGCACGCCCTTTACGGCGAGCAAGAAGCCGACGAGGGCGATAACTCTGCGGGGGAGAGGGCGGCGGCAGCAGCGTAACGCTGCCGCGGGGGAAAGTTGATTGGGCGAGCGTCTATATGTGGGGCGGCGTTCTGGGCCGGGACGTTGGCGCGATGACACTTTGGGAATTTGCGCAAGCGGTGAAAGGTCATCGCCTCGCGAACGGCGCGAAGCCTGAAAAGCGTGCAGTCGAAGTCAGCGACGACCGACTGTCGGAAATGGGGATAGAGGGCTTCTGATGGCTGACGTCGATATGCAGCGGCTCGTCGTCTCGCTCGAGGCACAGGTCAACAAGTTTCAGAAGGCAATGGACGGCGCCGCAAAAGTCGCGGACACCCGGTCAACGCAGATTGAACGGCGGTTCAAACAGACGAATGACCGCGTTTCGGCCGGTATGGCGAGTGTCGGCCGCAACGCATTGTCGGCGCAGATCGCCAGCGAACGGCTTGCGGCCGGCATGTCGAAGTTCGGCGGCACGGCGCAGCTAGTCCGCCCGGTCATCGGGAACTTAAACCAACTCCCCCCGGCGCTCACAAAGACCACGGCCGCGCTCAAGAATACCACGGCGAACATGGCCGCGTTGAGCCGCGCAGGCGGCGGCCTCGGTTCGGTCTTTGGCGGCATTGGCGCAGCGCTCGGGGCGGCATCCGTCATTGAGTACGCGAACGCATGGACACGGGTGACGCGCTCGATAGAGGGTTCGTCGCAAGTTTTTGGGATCGGCCTCAAGTCGGCAGAGCAATTGACTGCGCTCGCCAATGATAGCCGCGTCGATGTGGAAGCCTACAGCAAGCTCTATATCCGAACCTCGGCCGCGATCCGCGACTATGGCTTCGAAGCTGGCACGGCAGAGAAAGTTACGACCACGCTCGCCAAGGCTTTAAAGCTCGGCGGCGCGAATGCATCCGAGCAAACGTCGGTCCTATTGCAGTTCTCCCAAGCTCTGCAAAAAGGAAAGCTCGACGGTGACGAGTTCCGAACCGTCATGGAAAACGCCGGCGTCGTGCAAGAGCTTTTGGCCAAGCGGCTAAATGTTTCGAAAGGCGCTATCGTCCAGATGGCGGCGGCCGGAAAACTTCAAATCAAAGACCTCATCGGCGCAATGGTCGATGGCGGCGACCAGGTTGACCGGATTTTCCGGCAGATGCCCCAGACGATCGACGAAGCTTTCGCCGTCATGCGGAACAACGTTATTCAATTCATCGGCGAGGCCGATAAGGCGACAGGCGCAAGCGAGGCGCTGTCGGCCGGCATCGTCAAGGTTAGCCAAAACCTTGATAAGATCGCCGTCGCTGCCGGCGCTATACTCGGCTCTGCCGCGCTGCGCATGACGGCGTTCGCCGCCGCGAGCGTGTCGGCTGCCAATCCCTTGACGCTGATCGCCGCGGCGCTGGGCGCGATGGCTGTTGCTTATGGCGTTTATGGCGACGAGGTGAGCATTTCGAATGACAAGCTCGCCACGCTCAAGGATAGCGTGCAGGCATTCGCGAGCGTGCTCAATGGCGAGGCAAAGGCGGCCGTCGAGGACGCGATCGACTGGATGGAGCGGCACGGCGTTTCGGTTTCGGACTTCGCGAGCCGGTTCAGCGGCGCAAGCGAAACGATCCAAGACAAGGCCCGCAAGCTCGGCGAGGAACTGAACGAACTCGGCGGCGCAATGGACGGCCTTATCGGCAAGGCGGCCCGTCTTTGGCTTGCGCTCAATCGGGCGCCGCTCGAATTTATTACAGACGGCGCGGTCAAGCGTTTGGAGCAGACCGACACCTTTCTGGATAAGGTCAAAACCAAAGCCGACGACATTGCCCTCGCTCGCGGCATCGAGGCGGCGAACTTCGGTGGGGGATTGGCCGACGCAAGGGCGGGGAAAAAGGAAGGCCGCAAAGACTTGCCCGGCCCGACGGCAAGCGATGAAAAGCGCAGCTCATTCGAGCGCGACGTCGAGCAGATCAAAAAGCGCACCGCAGCCCTACAGGCAGAACTTCAAACGATCAACGAAACCGTGATTGTCCAAGAGAAGGCGAAAGCGGCCGCCGAGCTGCGCGCGTCTCTCGATGAAACCGTCCGCAAGCGCGGCACGGCGGCGACACGCGAGGAAATCGCAGCTGTCGAGACTTTGGCCGGGACGTATGCCGAAGCGCAGACGCAAGCCGCCATGATGCAGGCGATAAAATCCAAGGCGGACGGCATTGACGCTCTGCGCGATGAAATTTCGCTTATGGGAATGTACGGCGAGGCGCTGACAGAGGCCCGCGTGCAGCAAGAGCTTTTGAACGAAGCCAAGCGGCTCGGCGTTGCACTGACGCCGGAAGTGCTTGCGCAGATCGACGCGACCGCACAGCAGACAGCCGCGCTGACTGCGCAACGCGATGCTATAATGGAGCTTCGCGACGTTTCGAAAGAAATGCTTTCGAGCTTTGTTTCGGACATGCGGCAGGGCGTTTCGGCAACCGAGGCGCTGGGCAACGCCCTCAACAAACTCGCGGACAAGCTGCTCGATAGCGGTTTGGATGGACTCGTTAACAGCCTCGTCGGCGGTGCGGGCGCCTCACTGTTCGGTGGAGGCGCTACAACTTCGGGCTGGGGTGCAACCGTCACGCCTTTTGCAAATGGCGGCATCGCGGCCAATGGCAAGCCGGTCAATCTGCCGACGTTTGCGCGTGGCGGCGTTTCTAAGTCGGCGGCTATCTTTGGCGAGGCCGGTCCCGAGGCCGCTGTGCCGCTTCCTGACG